GAGACAGCACCAGAATTAGCGGCTGGACCCGCTAAAAACTGCGCAGCAGCTCCAGTATTGTCTAACGAAGGGACGAGAGTAACGGTATCACCTGACGCGGTAGCGACAAGATTGATGACGCCTGAAGTATCGCCAGTGATCGTATTGATAGATCCAGCCGCTTTGACGCTCAGCCAGCTACTACCATCCCAGACAAATAGCTTCCCAGTGGAAGTATTAAGAGCGCCTTGTCCAACAAATTCGCCGCTTCCAGGTAGGCTTGTAACTAAATCAATTGTGCTTTCATTGGCAAGCTTGACGCCAGTAACGGCATCAGTGGCAATGGTGGCAGTGGTAACAGCTCCAGAAGCTAACGCGACAGTGCCAACTTCTCCACCACTAAACGTAATTTTCGATGCTGCAATAGTGCCGCTTGGTAGCAGACTAATAGCGTATTGAGTAAAACCGCTAACAACAATCTTCTTTGTTTCGCTTGCGGATACATCTACCACAGGAAGTAGATCACCACCTGCTAAATCGACCCCGGAAAGACTATTAAGTTCGGAAATCCTAAGGTCGGCCATCTTAGTAAACTTTGCTAATCAACAGCTTCTTGCAACAGTCTAGCCGTCGCATCTTGCTCAAGCAGGATATCATCTGTATTCTCCTGCAGAATCTTGTTAATTGGGATAGTTTTAGCTCTTAATCGGATGGGGCCAGTCGTAACAAAATCAATGGCCACTTCTACATAGGCGTCTGCTCCATAGCTAACCCCCGCTTGTGTCACAATGGCATCAATTTCATACCAAAGCTCGTCATCAGCAGCAGTGCCCAACGAATAATCGCCGGCGGTTTTAATGTAAAGCTTTGCAGAAAAACCACTACCAATTTCAGTACGCAATGCGAGCTGCATTAAATAATGCACTGTTTCAGCAGGATTGCCGTCAATCTCAGTGGGCAGGTATTCCCAAATAGCTCGTAAATTACCACTGCCAGAAATAAGACTGGATTGGGTGCTTCTGAATTCTTCCCCTAACGCAGTGGTATCGACAGTCTCTCTGTTGGTATTTAGTTCAAAAGAAGTGCATTGCGCCAACAAATGAGGAATGCTATTGACAATCTTCACTGAAATCGGAATGTTGCTAGCAATGCTGCTCAATGCAATGGCATTAGCACTAAGCCCCTCAAGAGCAGCATCAAAAGTGGAAAACAGGCGAATGCCTCCCAGTTCATCCACGTGAATGTACCAAGTGCCAGAAGACTGTTGCTGAGTGTTTCCCCATCCGGCTGCAGCAACAAACGACAGGATACTGCCATCAGTGGAGCGTATTTCTAATTGATCGCCACTATGGAGAAGTCCAATGTCGAAATCAAAACTAAACCGCTTTTTACTGGTATTAATATCAGATGGATTGACAACAGAATATTTCAAGCCATCAAAAGATTGACGCTTGAGTTCAACTTGTCCAAATCGCCCGAGATACACACTCATTACATTGTCACCGATGAAGGAGCACCAGTCACTTGAAAATTAATGTCGGCCTTGCTAATTTCGCCAACAGTCGCGCCAATGGAAACGCTCGTAATATACACAGTAAATTTTACATCCTTATTAGTATTGCCGTCTCCCAAGCGTAAAGTTAATTCAGCCGTATCACTTGCGCTAACTCCGCTAGTCTTGACAACTTTTCTCAATAATGTACTGGCATCATTTCTATTGGCATCGTCAGAATAGTACAGTAAGCTTGCGCTGCCGCTGAAGCTTTGCAAGCCAGGTGTATAGGTTTTTTGATCGTCGCCCAGCGTAGTGGTTTCCAATGTTTCCAGCTCGCCCTGCAAGGACCACGAGGAGACTTTGACCAGCGTAGTGCCATCTAGCAGTAAACTACCATCTCGGCCAGTGTAAATTTTTGCCATAATTAAAGCCTCGTTCTATTAGTCTACAAAACTCCGACTAATTGTACTTGCACACTGCTTCTGCCCGGCTTCACAGAGGTAATTTGAGGCGCTCCTTCGTAGCGCCATGCATTACCAGTGGCCACGTCAATCGTCGAGGAGCTTCCGGTCCAACCATTTTTAGTGATCGATGGAATGGTGAATGTGCCATAGCTTCCATTTACTTCGTCATAGTGATCAATAAAAGCTTGTGCATCACCGTCAGCAATATTGTCATAGGACAGCTCTAATTTCATGCCAGTGCGCTGGCTGCCATACAAAATGCGAATCTCCACGCCAGATTGCGACCTAAAATTTTTGATGGGATATTCTCCGGCATCAAAAACACGACTCGTGGGAACCAAACTAGGAAATGCCATTAGCTCTCCACTTCAAACTGAGCGGAATTAGTTATATCCTTAGCTATAAGGCTAACTAATTGATCGTCACATGGGAATTCAGAAGCGGAAACCAGAACTGTGCCCTCGTTGTCCAAAGTAAGTTGCTCAATCATGTAAACATTTTGAGACACAGTGGAGGTGAGAACAGTAAAAACATTGTTGTACAAAGAGCTATCTTGAACGATACCTCCGCTAACGGTCATAATGCTTTCTCTTGTTTCATCTGACGATGGACCATAGCTCAAAATGCGATATTGGCCATCAGAAAACTCTGTAGCACTAGTAATCACACCAGTGGCGCTAATGCTACCATTCTGAGCCGAACTATATGGATTGCTCTCCGTAACCACTCTTACGTAGTCACCGGGAGCAAGGTCCATGCCGTACGGCGTGGTTTTAAATTGAATGGTATGAGTAATCCGACGGCGTACCGACATGAAGAATCGCGCCACAAGTTCAGCATGTTGTTGGCTTGTGCAATATTGCAACATGTCAAATTGTTCCAATGGATAAGAATTGCTATTTGCTTCTTTCCATCGCACAACAATGTTTTTCTCGGCAGTTAATTGATTTTCGCGCTCTTCTCTAAAACGCATTGTGGCCTGAAAATCTTTGCGTTGTTCTGCCGTCAAATAAGTGAGCTCAAAAGAATCTTCAATAATATTGCCAGCGGTAAATAGCTGCTTAATCGTAACTGGATTAGTGCTAATAGATCCGTTGACGTTGATTGGCAATGCTGGAACTAAAGAAAACTTGCCATCAGTGATTGCAAAATTGCACAACATAAAAGGAGCCGTATCTGCAATAAACTGCCTCACATTGATACTGCTACCAATAACACCATCAAAAAATAATTTGTTGTCTCTTAAAAATTTAGATGTAATAGCCATCTGCGCCGCATCAATCAACGGGGCATTGTCGTAAGACATATTGAGTGTATTGCCAACGCCAGCCACTCGATCTGTTAATAAATAATAAACAAGATCAGTAAATAAATTGCTAGGGCCAATTTCACCATTATCATCAGGATGCAAGTGTTTCACTGGAATGCCATTCTTCAGCCAAAACCTCACTTGGTCTAAATTGGTGAAATTTCTTGAGGCCTTCATTGCAAGCCCGGCAATGGTCATGCGATCATATAAAGGCGCCTCTTCGTTACGAACAATTTCATTAACATAAACTACAGCATGCTCCGGATTATTGGCATTGGACTTTTCAACTAAATTGCCATAGAGGCTAATGTCGGCATACTGGCTTTGAAATTCAAAAACACGCCCCGGATAAACAATGCTCCGTGAAATGGCTGCGGTTAATCCTTCCAGAACAAGCCTGACCCCTACCGTCGTACCCGGTGTCCTGTAGGGATTAGATCCACTAACAACCTTGGAATCAGTATAAAGATCGCCGCGCTGCAAATTAAAACCACCACTAACGTTTAAAATTTCGACAATGGGATCTGTCCATTGATTGCTTTGTCCATGATTTCCTGCCGCATCAACAACAGTACTTTTTAAGCGCACAACCATTTGCGACGACCAATTAATATCGTAAGTTTGCAAATATCCACGGGCATAATTATTGGCATTGCCAAACGCTTCGCGATAATATCCTTGCCGTCTCCCCGATGAACTATCTCGCGTGATAATTCCAGTTACGCGATATTTACGGCCAATGGTTGAAATAAGGGGAGCCCCTGGAGGTGAACGAAAGGGATTGGAGACGATGGTATCAAAGGTTGTAATAAACTCTCCAAGACCTTCCCAATTGTTGGAGGCTGAAACTATATTTTCCTCATCAATGACCCATCCATAAATCTGCCCAGAAAAATGAGCATTATCGCCCGATAACTGAGCCTTGCTTAAGGTGTAGCGCATGGTATACCAACGCCCGCCAGTAAGCTCATGCTTGTATTCAAACGTCACACGAGTGCCCGCATTGCCGGGATAATTATCGGCTGACCCAATCCCCGCTAAACGAGTGAGCTCCCAAGAGAACGAACCAGCACGTCCGCCAATGGGGGCATAGTCAAACGTAGCATTTGTATACCAATCAAGCCATTCAACGGCGGAAAGAGTGCGATCTAAAGATGCACCGTCATTGGGAAGATAATCAAGAATGCCAACATTAGAGGGTTGTGGAGTTTGTGTAGTAATTTGCGTTTCTGCGGGCTTAGTCATAAACTCTGTATTGCTTTTTATGTCACTCTTTTTTACTATTTGACCAACAGAGTTCACCTTAAAACTTCCGTAAATATTGCTGTAAGTGCTAACGAGCTCTTGGCGAGAAGCCGTTTTGTCTACGCCATGATGCAGATGCCAAATTGTTTCTTCATCACGAATGTTTTGTCCAATATCCGCACCATTAATCGGCACCAATTGAAATTCGTACTGGCGCTTATCAGGATGTTCGATGCGAATAAAATTATATTGCTCTTTGGGTTCGTTGCCAATAATGCAAAACTCTTCGCCTAACGGCTGCCAGGTAAATTCACTGCCAGAAGAATTAGTACCAGCGGGGCGAATATAAATTGTAAAAACAGAAGAGCGGGTGATAATTGCATTAACCGTGCCGGTTGTAATAGAAATACGTTGACTTTCTAAACTTTTTAATTGTTCCGGACTCGGAATTGTTTGAAAATTACACAAACCATTAATGCGTTGATACACATTGCTGCGAATGCCAATTTCCGTAGCATTGCAAGCACGTGTGTTGCGCACAACAGCTTTTGCTACTTTCATTAGCGGGAAAAATGCAGCGCCAGCATTGTATTGATTGGATGCCGCTTGATCTTCACTATCGCTTAAATAATCTTTAGTAAGCATTCCATTAGAAACCAGACCAATATTACTCACTCCGGCGAGACTCGTGTCAATACACTTCAGCCGAATTTTTTGCGTACTTCCAAGGCGCCAAATGGCAAGGTCACGAGAAATCACCTGCCATATTGTTCTGCCAATTACAATAATCTCTCCTACTTGCAATGCGTCATCGGCGGCATTGCGCATTTCTTCAGTGGCATCATTGATATCATCGACACTGATTTCCCTGTTTGGCCCTTTGTAAAAGTCTTCGCGAATTTTTCCGCCATCAATGGTAAAAGTGATAATGTCTTCTTTGGAAACAGATCGAATTTGAGTGCCAGCACTTTCGGGAACATCTACTTCGTTTAAATGAGTAATGCCCATGCGGCGACTATAGTTACGTCCAGTCCCGCTCATTCCAAGAGGACGAACACTTTTGTATCCTCCACCATCGTCACCTTCGATGGTAAACCCATTATCGTTTTTGCTGCCAGCAATTTTTACGCGCTCGTAAGTGAGATTTTCTCCGGGGTCATCTCGTTGATTTTGCAGATGTGGGATAGGAATAACCCGCCAATTAACTCGATAATTTGAACCATTAGCAATGGGCGCATAGCAGCCAAACTCTGCATTGTTACTCAAACTATGAGCCGCGCAAAAGGCTGGAGAGGATAATTCCCCTCCAACTGGGCAAGTAAAAATATCGTTATTATTTTCGGGATCGCCAGAAGCCAATGAGCCGCGAGTGCCGTAAGTAAGATTGGTGGCTTGTATCCGATAGAAATTAGAAGCAGTTGTATTGCGCTTCCAGTAAAAAGCAAACGATTGTTCGTAAATAGCATCTAATACGCCATTGCCAACAAAAATGCCAGGCAATGCAGGCGGAGGATCGATACCATCTGGCGTAATAAAATCAGCAACTCCTTGTTCGCCTACGACAAAAAGCATTTTGACGCCTTGTTGTGAGCCATAACTAAACATCCGGCTCCAAACAAGTTTGGGCGTAACTAATAAACCACCAGTCGTGCCAGTCCAGCGTCCAAAAATAATAGGGATGGGATCGCCATAATTAGCGAGTTCCGCCTGGCTATTAAAACCATACGTTGGGGAAAATCGCTGATTACCATTGATACTATCAAGCGTTAATGTCCGTGTATCTTGCGCCTGAATATTGGGAGCGCTTGGCTTTGGAGCCAAGAAATAGGCAGCAGCAGTGCTAGCTGCGCCTAAAACAAGACTGATAACAATTGGTATCCAAACTTCCGGGCCTGCCTGAATATCTGGAAT